GCATCCACTGTAGAATCCCAAAACCCAGTAGTTTGACTAAGTGCTGGTAGTTTTGTATTAGGGTCAACAGTATAAACTGCATCGTTGTTTTTTACGGCTTCTTCTATTTTTTTTCTTTGCTTAATATATGCTGGGGAATTTTTAGGTGCAGCTAATCCTTTAGCTTTTAATGCTCTTTCTGTTGTGTTATCAATAGCTATTTGCATATTAGCTCTTGACTTTGCGACTTGTTCTATTTTTTCTCCAGTTACATTCTTTGCAACATACGTTGCATCAGATGGCATTGGTTTATTAAATGAGCTTTTATCAAATACTATGCTTTTCCAATCTTTTTGTTTGGGAATTGGCTGAGGCTGAGGTGCATTCTCTTTTGCTACCTGAGCTTGTTGAGCTGCATAAGAAGGATTAAGTGCGCTTGTTTGCCAACTTGGCTTTTCTCCCCCTTCTTGTAAACTTGATGGTGATTGTGAGGGTGTAGGGGGATTGGTATTTGTCTTTAATTCTTGACCACCAGATTGACCATCTACTTTTTTTTTTACATCATCAAAATCAGAGAAATCGTATTGAGTATTAGATGGAGCTTGCTCTTTGTTGCTAACAGCTTCATCAAATGCGGAAAAATCATATTTTTTAGCTCCAGACATTATTTATGTATTTTATGGTTTTTTTATTAACCCTTCAGCAATAAGTATTTTTATAGCATCGCTTTCGCTTAATTTATTCTTACCCATAAAAGATGAAATCTTTTTTTGAGTTGCATTATCATAAGATTTTATTGATGGTGCAGATTTGGGTATGCCTTTTTTTTCTTCTATTGCTAATATAGTTTTGCCTTTTGCATTAGGCTGTACTTTATATCCCAACGTAGCGGCATCTATAGTAGTTAATCTTTTTCCTATTTTATTATCTAAAACAGGATACACTTCCCAATTGCCTTGCTTATTTAATTTTACACCTAAATTATCCGAACCATACTCTTTTTTTTCTTTTTTGCCTTGTTCCGTTACTTCATATCCTAGTTTTAAATCTTTAATTATCCCTACAATACTTTTTGAAAATTCCGCATCTAAGTCTTCTCTATTCAATGGAAGCATAGCCGTATTTCTACCTTGTTGTGACGCTAGTACAGCGTCTGGCTGCAATCCCGTTTCTTTTGAAACTTCATCTATACTCTTGCCTTGCTTTAATAAATCAGCAGCCTTATCTTTTTGGTCTTGAAGAGCTTTATATTGTTCAGCAGCAGGAGTATATATATCCCTTTTTTCTCCACCTGCTCCCCCTACACTAACATTTGTTATATTTTTAGTTATAGGTGCTTTGGTTTCTTGTACATCCTCATGCACAAATCCTACCTTGGCATTGTTAGCATATATGTCATACAGCTTTGCTTTTTGGAACGCTATGATTTCTTCTGGTTGGGGAACACGACCTAAAGCCTGTGCAAACTTTTGAGTTTCTGCGTTGATGCCTCCCATAACAGCAGGGTTATATCTCATCCTATTAAACTCGTTATCTGACACCATTCTTAGTGGCTTCTTAGCATCTCCTGATATGTATTGGCTTATTGAAGCAGTCGCCTCCGTGGTTGGAGCTATTGTGTGTTCGGGAACTACTCCACTAAATACACCTTTTTCATCTATATCTGGAACAAACGAAGATGATGTTTGTATTTTCTTTTTAACACTTCTTATATTACCTTTAGCATCCCTTACCATCACGTCTTTCATCTCTGAACTTTTGCCCATATTTTTTATGTCTTCCCCAACAGCCTCATCTAAATTATAAATATTACCACTCTTTTTAATTTCGGAGTCAAAGTCTACTGCTGTATCTAAATTCCAATAATCTTCCCTTGGCTTTCCATCAGCACCTAAATAATATTTCTTTATAAATTCAGCATTGTATGCATCTGGGTTGTATCCTTTCTTGCCTTTTATATTTTCTAATCCTAATTTTCTTTGTGTTTCGGCGTACTTTACATTCTCTGTTGCTGTTCTTAACTTTGCTACATCTTCAGCAATTCCCATTCTTATATGATTGTAATCATACCCACCATTAGCCATCAAGTCAGCCTTCTGCTGAATTTTTCCTAAATCTCTTGAAAATATTTGGTCTTCTACAGTCCCAGTAGTAAAATTTGACAATTCTAAGTCCTTAGATAATTGTGCTGATGTAGCAGCCTTTTTATTTGCTGCATCTTGAGCTGCCTTAGCTTTTGCTTTTTGCTTCCCCTCTAGTTGTTGACCTATTTTATATAGTCCACTAAAATCTTGTTGGGGAATTATAAACTGTGAAAAATCTGCCATTTTTTTATTTTTTATTCATATCCACCTGGATATTGCTGAGGGTACATTAATGCTTGTTGTTGATAATAATATGGATTATTTGCATTTGGAAGTATTCCTCTTTGACCATAACTGCCGATTATACTACCATTCCCCATATTACCCATATTTCTTAATGCAAATGGATTTAATGCTCCTGGAACTAATCCCATGTTTGATGGCATATTAGCTGTTGGGTATCCCATCTTTGACATATTAGATACAGCATTAGCTTGATTTACTCCCCCGCCTCCGCCAACCTTCCCAAATGAGCCACCCATACCACTTAAACCTATTGATGTTGCGCCCATTCCAAATTGAGCAGCATCTCCCCAAGACTTTGCTCTATTTTGAGCAATAGCCGCTTGAGCTGAATTGACTGTTTCAAAGTCTTGCATTCTTTGTGCTTGATTATATTGCTCTTCGTTAACCAAGTTGCCGTATCTTCTTTGGTAATCACCAGTTTCTTGAAGACCCAAGGCTGCCATAGCATTATTTGTTTGAGATTGTATTCCAGCAGCAGCTTGCATTACATCAGCAGCAGACGTGGCTGCTTGCTGTGTTCTTCCCATAGCGTTAGCTCCACTTTGATATATATTTCTTTCTTGCTGCTCTGCCCCTGGCATTCTTGCATTTAATTGAGTCCTTGCCAAGTTGCTTATCTGTGGCATCGGTCTGTTCTTGAGCTGATTTCTGATTTGTTTGTTAGCCTGCGCTCTACTAGCTATACCTCCAACTACACCTGCCCCTGATACAACTGCGCCTCCTATTGCTATTGCTGCAAAACTCATAGTTCTAAATTTTTATTGTTAACAGAATCTAATCTAACGCTATTAGATGAATTTATTATTTTTAATTTTTCTTTTAGGTCTGTGGGAAGCATTGGGTTGTCATGCTTTTCTATAATCCTTTCCTCTACCTGAAACTCATCTTCGTTTTCTGGATTAGCATGAGCCGTTGCCCAAATGCAGTCTTCCCAAATATATAAAACACGCCTTGTGCCTGGTTCTGTAACACCAATATATGGTGCTTCCAAATACTGCTCTACGCCCTCATCTATCCAAACAGAAACAGACCCCTTCAATATAAAATATTGGTGCTGTGTTTTGTGTATCTTGCTTACAATCAAAGAACCTGCTGGCATGAATATTTCCCTAACATAAAGCCCATCTGTAAACCTGTGATTTAATGGGCAACTAATGATGTCAAAGTTCTCAGCCATTATTGACTCTAGTTCGTCTATCTTCTGCTCCTTAGTCTTCTCTTGTATGTCAGAAGCCGAAATTGTAACTACTGACTTTTCTTCGTTTTGCATAACTATAGCTTTAAACTATATGACCCTTGCTTATTGACATTCCTAGTTCTAAAATACGAAGTTGTAAAGGTGATGTTGTTGGGGAATACTGTGCTAAAACGAACATATTAGTATTCCTCATTACCTCAGCCGTTAACAAACCTGTATACACATCACCACTATTTGTTGGTACTACTTTGTTTCTCAATATCGGTGCGTACCAAATTCCTTCTTTCTGTACAAAACTAATGTCCTCTAAGTCTGATGTTTGTAAGTAAGGGAATTCATTATAAAAATACACAAAATTTGGAACAATATTAGATTCTGATAAAAAATTATCATAAACCTTGGGCATTTGTGGTAAAATGTTTGATGTGAACATTATTTGTGACGGGGAATACACTCCATAGAATATATTCTGATTGTCTTGATTGTGTTCCCAAGCATTACCATTTATAAATGAAAACAACCTATTCTGTATTGTGCAGAAGTATTCTGTATTGAATGTATATGCGCTTTGCCAATGTGGTTGCACTATTACCCCTGTGCCTAACTTGTAAGAAATAGTTTTACCTTGATAGTCTAGGATATCAAATGGGTATACTATCAATGGGTAGTCTGGTAAAAATCCTTTTGGTGGTACATCTGAAAGTTTGGGAATTGTTATCAACAACTCATCATGACTAGGGTCTACCGTTGCAAATACGTATGGTCTGTTCCCAAACGCCTCAATCTCATCCTTTGTCAAAGACATATACTTGTAGCACCAATTCTTCCAAAACCTTGACATCTTTATTGATGATATATTATCTAAGCCATTTACAGAATATTGTACCCATCTACCATTACTTGCATCAAGATAATAAACATTACCACGATACTGAACAACTGATGCAGGGTCTATGCAACCATAGTTCCCCTTCAATATATTAATAGTTCCCACAACATCCTTACCTGCACTAAAGAACTGTGTTGCACCTGTGCTATCCGTTATCTGCGTTTCCCCAAGATACATAGAATTAGTTTCTACTGCACACAAGGCTAACATAACACTACCCTGGTCTTGTACCTTTGATGTGTTCTGAAGTTTATTTATAGAACCACAATCATCTGACACAAAGGTTTGACTTCCCAAACGAAATGTACTAGACCCATTTATTTGTGTGCCTGATATATATGTGTCACTCCATACTACTTCTGTGTTGTTATTTACCTGCCCTAATCTTGTAACAATATTAACTTTGCCTGCATCTGTAATCCATATTTTATAAATCAAATCATTTGGGGACATTGCAGATGCAAAATAATCTGTTGATATTCCAGCAGAATTTTTATACGTTCTTTTAAGTATATAAGCATCTGCGTTAAATATTCCAAATAGCTGAGAGTATTTTCGTTGTGCAGTGCCAGGATTATTTACTTTATACATCCTACCCATTTCATAATATGGCTCTTGTTCAGATGTTTTATATGGAGTGTATATTTCATAAGTCAACATTTGTAATGCCCCTAAATTAAATGTTTTAAGTATAATATAGTTATTATCTTGACCTATTACTTGTAGTGTTTTTGATGTGCCAGAATATAGATTTAATATACAAATATCGCCCTCAGAAAAAACATACCCAAGCCCAGCTTGAGCTAATGCTGTTGCATCTATTCCTATGCCGATAGAGCCATCAAAACTTGATGAATATACATAATTGCCACTAGCATCTCTACTCACATACTTAGCCTCATTGGCATAATTGTAAGATGATATGTAAAATCTTTTTGTTTGGTTTTTTGTTAATACAGGTGCATAATAATACGCCCATTCTGGTATTTGTATTTCCGAATCCGCATTATCTAAATTCCATTGTAATGTACTTATTGCCGATGTATAATTATAATCTCTAGCTGGGGTGGATATTACACAATCTTTATTAGTTATAACTCCGCATTTTCTCATAGCATAATCATAAAAAACTATACCAGATTTATATGTAGATAATTGTGGGTAAGCTATATAATAACTTGGAATAAGACCAGATACAGTACACAAATTTGTTGTTTCTATAGCTTCAGAAAAATTATTTATTCTTCCGCCTGGTTTTGTATTAGATACTACTTGAGCTACAGTTGCCCCTTTATAGGATATTTGTGTGGGATATATTGCAGATGTTGGTGGTGTAGGTAATGTTGGTATTGCAGAACTCAATAAATTATACTGCTCTGTTGATGTTATAGCCCAATACCCAACAATTGGGAATGTTAAATATACATACCATCCAGAATAACCATATGGTGCAGTTTGTGTTGTTTGCCTTGGGTTTTGTTGTGTCGCAATACCGCTAGCTCTTATTGATATTAAATTAGCTATTACACTACTAGAAGAACCTGGAACTATTGTACTACCAGTATTCAATGTCATTGAAGTAAATACTGGGGTATTATACCCATCAATATTATTAGCAAGGAAGTATCTTTGTTTAGCTATTTCGTGTGTTTGGGAATAAATAGGTATGTTATCAAATGGTCTTAACACATCGTAGTCTGGTATTGTTATACCTATACTCGTATTGTAAAAATCATAAGTCAATACATCAATGCCATTATTATGATTTTCAATTTCGTTTAAATCATCTGCATTGTCTTTATCCCATGTTTTTACTATATAAGCAAAATTAGTATCGCTATTTCTTGCTATTAAATTTATTATTTTAACAGTATACGGTATTGATTCAATTGAGTTCATTGAAACTATAATCCTATTATAAGAATCGTCAAACCCATTTAATTTTGAAGATTGACTATATTCTCCAATTACTGTAGTTTCATTATCATAAAATTTATATTGGTAAGCAAATTGAAAAGAATCATTAGATATATAATTCTGTAAAAAAGATGAATCATAATCCTTTAAAATATTTGCAGCAAATATAGGTGGCGGCTTAATAAGTGTTATTTCTGAAAAGTTCAATGGGAATGCATAAGGATTTGTATCTGTTATAAATGATGAATAGTTTGCCTTAATTGCAGACTCTATATTTATTTTTCTTGGCTCATTGTTTATGCTATCTGTCCACGATAAAATATTATTAGCAATATGTGCGCTATGTATAAGTGAATTTTTATTAAAATTTAACCCTCTAATTACTTCGGAAGAAGTTAAAACATTGTACTGCGTATTTGTATCTGTATACATACAGATAATCTTGTCTTCCCCTACAGCAGTATACAAAATATCAGTAGTATATGTATCTGTTCCTAATGATACACCTACATTTAAATAATAATATCCATTTGTAAATACTATAGATTGACAAGTATATGTTCCAGCGTTTGAACCAGATGTAACAACAAATATATCTCCTGCTTTTATTGCATTTATTCTTTGGTCAGCTATAATAAATGTATTGCCTCCAAATGATATTATAGATATATTAGCTATAGGTACTTGGTGGCTTCTTACTGTGTCATAGTCAAAGTAAACAAATCTTTGGTTCTCTGTGTCTTCTATTGAGCCTATTGTTATGTACTGGGAATTGAATGTTACTACCCTTACAGAATATCCAGATTGTTTATCTCTTATACTAAAATCTGTAGCAGCATCATCATAGAAAAGTGAAACTGTATTTGCTCTATCTACGTTATATTCTGTTGCAGTCCAAAACCTAGTTATTTGTAAATTATCAGAATAGTTTCCAAGATAATCTCTTTGACCACATCCTAATGCGGTAAATCCACTAATATTATCTGCTCCTGTATTAGGGGAGTCCCAATGTGCGAATCCTTCTTCTTTTAGTTTTCCCCCTGATATACTATTCCCACCTAGATAATTAGATAATTGTTGCCATTCATATTGTGTGGGAATCCACCAACCAATAGGAGCTAATCCTCTTGGGTCATTCACCGCATACCAATTATAAAGTCTAATTCCAGTAGCTTCATCATTATTGTACCAACACCATGCCCCAGTGGTTAATGCTGCCCAAGCTGTGGGGTCTTGCTCTTCTGGTATAGGAGAACCATCTCTATATTTATCTACATTAAGATTTTGTAGTGACCATTTTTGGTCGCCTATAACTACTGATGCTAAATCATTGGGTACGGGAATTTCTACGTTACCGCCAATACTTTCAACAACTCCCGTAACACCCTTATCAGTAGTTCCCGTACGCACATTCTGTGCATTAACCCACTCATTAGTAGTTATAGCAAATGGAGAGTCGTCTGAGTTCATGCGACCAGACTGTATATCTCCAAAGTATTTTAAATCTTTTTGCCTCATTATTAATTTTTAATTGCTGCGGTATATCCGTTACGAAGGGTGTTCTTAATATCTATCAATGACAAACCACTTAATCTTGCTCTTAATCTTTTCTTGTTGTTATAGAAAGATACTGCCTCTGGACTGTAGTCGTTGTTTGAGTTGGGGGAGCGTTTCCACTCCTGCCATGCCCTAATACATTGTATAGCCTGTATGTCTATCTGACTTGCAGTGTCTACACTCTGACCGCTTGATATGTACTGAAGAACAACGCTCTTTCTTTCAAATCCAAGGGACATCTGTATTTGTCTTCTTTCCTTTATTACCTTGTACCCAATACTAGTGCCTCCCGTAGCACCAAAAAATCTACCAGTCGGCTCGCCAAAGTCAGAAATATTCCAGAACCAAAAAATGCCCAAACCGCCTAAAAATAACTGATTGCCGCCATAAATGTTGTTCACATTCCCTGGTGTAACTCCATTGGTTGTAGGGTAATGTGGATGCGTAAATTGAGCCGTTGCTGGGTCATATTTTCTTAACGGGCTAATAGAGCTTTGATGTGGAAGTTTTTGCAGAACTCCATTACCATAAAAACCACAAGACACATCGTCAACAAAATCGTCTGGAAGGTCTACTGCACCATAGTCGTTAACTGGCAGTTCTACCGTGTTAACTATTTTAAGTGTGTCAAATGATAGTTCTCTTAGGCAAGTAGCACCATGTACCATGTATTCTAAATAGTAATGTATGGGAAGACCTGACTCAATGAGTCCACGCCTTGTTATTTCATCTAATGTTGCTAGTACCATCTTTTATTAATTATTTTTATTGGTTAGCTTTTTGTTGTGTTGTAGGGATTCCCTTACTCTCGTCAACAGTTGGGTCAACAAGTTTATCAGGTATTGTTTGAGTGCTGTATAATTTATATACTTCTTGAATTACTTGCCATTCTTGTTCGGGAAGTATTGGCAATGGGTCGTAATCCCCGTACATAGATATATCCATTATAGCTAAACGCATTGCTAACTTTATGTTAGGGAACAGGGTCTTTAAGTCTTTTGTAAAGATAACATCCATACCAAAGTTCTCGTAACCAACTTGCCCCATTAAGTCGTTCAACAACGGCTGAGATTTAATAAGACCTCCCTGACCCATTTGCAATGGAATAAACTCCTTGTCTAATTCATATCCTATATCATTTGGGTCGTACTTTGCATATATAGCCCATATGCCCATATTTCTTGGTAGTTTTATTGGCTTGATGGGAAGCGTTGCCTTGCTCTTGCCATTATACGAAACGACATCTATACCTTCATATAGACCTAGTGTTGTACCGTTTGGTATCACTTCCCCCATCTTCCCATTGATACTAAAATATTCTGTTTTAAGTAATTGATTTATTACATTACCACAGGCTATTTTTATTTCATTGTATGAAAGACTAGAGCCTTCTGCTATATCGCCACCTTCAATAAGTGACAAACAGCTTTCTGCTAGTCTATAGATTGTTACAACACTCATTTTTTATCTATTTTGATTTGTTCATTTTAGCCTCCAACTTCTTCTTATTATAATTTATAACCTTATGCTCATTTTCTGGTCTATATACATTACTTGGAGTTTCAGATTGGTCTGACATATTTTTCTTCATGTATTCTATATTTGTCTTAATCGCCTGAAGCTCTGTTGGCTTGTCTACAGATTTGCCATCTATAACATTCCCACTATATTTTCCAAATTGAGTAGAAATCTCTTTACCTTCTTTTTCTTTTTTCTTTTTCTTGCCACCATCATTACCTTCTTCTTCTTCTTGAGTATCTTCTACTTTTTTTACTTGACCAGCGACTCCCGTAGGTATATATTTAAATGATTTTTTTAAAGAGTTCTGTTTTAAATCCCATTCTTCTTTTGTCATTATTATTAATTTTAAATATGATTAACGCCTTGATAATTTTGTTGTGATTTCATTTCTGCAAATTGAGATATTTCAGCATCGCTAAGATTTATACCAACACTCAATAAAGCCTTTATTAAAATCATGTTTATATCTGTATCTCTCCACTCTAATTGAACAGAATTTATTGGGTCGTAAACAATATTTCTTCCCCCAACAACATTATAGCCATACACTGGCTTTTTAGGTCTTCTCATATAAGACACGCTGCCAATATAATTAGTATTAGCAGGATATAAACGAATAGTTCTTGGTGCTGTTATTTCTCCTAATGGTGCTGTGGGAATTGGTGGGTCTATTTGAGAATTTAGTTTATTAGACCTTTCGTCTTCATTTGTCATTTTAACTGGGTAATACGTTTCTCTTCCATTTTGAGTAAAAACGATTTCCATGTCTAACATATCAAGATATACCCTACTTTCAAAGACCCTTATTGATGCACCACTTTGTATGGTTGTTATAGGCTCAATGTCTACCTGAAACGATGTAGAAGATATTATTTTAGTTATAATAGTACCTGGCTGAAATAATCCAGTTCCCGTACTTACTACAACAATTTGCCCTATAACCAACCCTGTTGTACTAGAAACATTAATTGTTGTCCCAGACGATGCAGCATTTGCTGTAATTGTTGATACTAGGAATGTATTGGGAATTGACACTAGCTGTGGGTCATTGGCAGCCGAATTAAAATCATACCTAGTCTTAAATGGAGTTAGGCAGTCTTTTATTATCTGAGATGTAGCATACTTTGGAATAATGTCATTGTAATATGCGATTTGTCCTAAATCCAAAACCGCAACAGACTCTTCTATTGTCAAAAAAGAACCTCTTTCTTTTCTTATCCAGAAATTAATATAATCAACGCAGTCTTTAATATTCATTTTTGCTGAAAGTTTGCCAAATTTAATAATATTATTAAGAAAAAAATTTTTATTCTACGATTTCTTTGCCTAATATTCTGTCCTGCTGTAAAATTATAAATTTCTTTCCGTTTATTTCGTAGTGCTGTGCCTTGTCTGAGTTAAAGTATGCTAGGTCGCCATTTGAGGCTTGTATGTTTGGGAGGTGCTGCCTGTTGTTCCCAATGTGCATTATATGCGAAGACTTGGCTTTCTTTGTTTTCTTTATTGTCTGAGCCAATATAATCTTGTCCTGCTCAAACTCTTCAAGCATTACAAACCCGTTTACCATTATTATTTCCCCGTCACGAATAACTCCAAATAAGTTTCTTATATCACAACTAAAATATTCCTTACCATCGTATTTAATTAAGTTCCTGTAAACAGGCTCTCCGTTTTCTTGTTTTATAACAAGGTCGTAAATTACTTTAAATGAGAATATAGCCATGTCGCCTATCTGTAGGTCTTGTATTGAGTAGCCTTCGTATTGCTTGTCGTTTGTGATTTGTCTGGGAATTGACACTATTTCCCCTACAATATTTACCACATCTGCTGGGTCAACTGAAGCCCCGTTTTGAATTGATGACCTCTTCATTAGGTCTGAAATATGTCTTATGTATCTTGTCTTTGGATGTACTATTACTTTATTTGTTGGGGCTTGAATCATACTTAAATTTTTTGTATTTTTTTTCATTCAGTACTATACGATAAGCATAGTACCATGTTGCCATGTCATTCAATACAAATTTAATATCCTTTTCTATATTTTTATATCCTGGGATTAAACTTCCTCTCAAAGAACCACTAAATACAACCCAAAGATAATAATTGGTTATTTGTATGGACGGGATGATTGAATCCTTTGGGTATGTAGATATTAATCCTATATAGTGAGGGAACTCACGCTGTAGTATGTAATATTGTAACTCCCCACTTTCATCATTGTCACGATATGTTATGTATTCCAAAGGTTGCGTTTTTGTGTATTTTTATTTGGGAAGTGTTGAAGTGCCTAATCATTCCTCCTTCACATAAAACCACACACCAAATGTCGTTCTCAAACATTCCAGAAGACTCTACATAAATAGCGTATCCGTCTTCTCCCTTTTCGGTAACTACAGGAATTGGTATATTAAATTGCATCATCATTTTCGTATTCCCTTACAATAAACCAAACATCACCATCTGGTGCTGCCTTTGCGTCAATCCATAAACAAGCATTGCCATTATACATTTGACCAATACCCGAATTAGAACTAATTACTACTACATCACCTGGGATGTACATATCACTATATTCTTTACTAACCTCTACAACTCTTACCTTTTGAAATTCAAGTTGTACAAGTTCTATACCAACCGATGTTGTATAGTTGTCCTCCTTTAGCGGCTCAACTAACATTTTTCTTCCTACTGGTTCAAACTTTTGCATATATTTTTTGTTTTATAATTCGCCTTCTGTATGACTATCCCATTCAAGTTCTTCAGCACTTTCAGCACCTTCACCTCCCCAAGAATAATAATTTTTCACCTATTTAACGGATGTTTATGTTTTTATATAATAGTGTCTATTCCCAAACATCCACAAAATAAATCCCCTCAATTCAATACACTCCATAATACCAGACATAACCTCATCTGATACTATCTGACTATCTTTTCTGAATGCATTCTTTATTGTTGCTGTTGACTTTAAGCCAAGTTTTACTGCAATTTCTAATTCAGATAGTTCGCAGTTCGCAAACCGTGCATCCATTTCGGTTTGGAATTTTAGGTAATTAACCTTGTTATAGCCTTGTATTTCTATCATAATAGCAAAATAAATTAAAATAAATATCATTTCAAAATTTATTTTGTCAAAATTATTATTATTTTTGTGTCATGGGAAGAGTCAAGACTAAAACTGAAGTTATTAAAGAGCCATATGTTCCCAAACCTGATACGCATTTATACGTATATATACGCAAAAACCCACTATTACTAATTCCCATACCTTATAAATACAAACCCAACTATCAATATATTTTACCACTTATAAAAAACTAAAAAATGGAACTATCATTAAAAATGCACGAAACAAAAACAACTATTGAGCAACAACATGACGACATCACAATAGATGAGATGTTCAATTTATTTTCTGCTTTGTTAATATCAGCCACCTTTTCCCAGACACAAATAGATAATTACATAATTGATAAAGCAGGTGAATTAAAGGAAGAAGAAGAAGACTTTAATGATTAGTTTGCAAAAGGTGTCGTAAATCAGCACCTGTCGCAAATATTTACTTTGTTTACGACAACGTAAACAGATAAACGAAATAAACGAAATGGTACTATAAGTACCAATAATCAAATAAATTTAAACGTATGACATCAATAGAATGGTTAATAGAACAAATTAAAGAGTATGATTTTACTCCACCTTCTAATAATGAAGAGTATGTAATTGTTATGCCTAAATGGATTTTTGATGCAAAGAGAAGTGAAGCATTAGAAATGCACAAGGAAGAGATAAAAGATGCTTGGATAGCAACTGATAATGAACTACAAAGAATAGCAGCAGAACAATACTATCAAGAAACATTTGTAAGTAAGGGAAGTGATGACCATGTTTCTGACATCAGCAAAATGGTAGAAGTTCCCCAATAAGAAACACTTGAAGAAGCAGCTAAAAATTATACTAAAACTGAAATAGGATTAGGTTTTTATCCTGATATTGAAATAGCTTTTGAAAAAGGTGCTAAATGGAAAGAAGAAAGAATGTATAATGAGGAAGGTAAGGTAGAACTTCCCCAACAAGAAACCCTATATACAGAGGAACAAGTTAGGGAAGCACTAAAATATGGAGTTGATAATTCAGAAATAATAAAAAGAGGATGTAAAGATATTGAAGGATTTATCCAATCACGTATAGAGAACAATTAAAAAGTAAATAATGTATAGAGATTTACCACTAAATAAAAAACAAAGAAAAGAAGGATGCATATTCTTATCTTTTTTACTAGTTCTATTTATAATAGGATTGGTGTTGTTATACATTGAAATTAACTGCAAGTAATGGATAAATTAAAAAATTACGAAGCATTATGGTTTGTATTAGCAGTATTCCCTGCCGCATTATTATTTCCTTATCCAGCTGATTTGATACCATTAACAATTCAAGTTATATCAGCTATAATATTGTTTAAATGCAATTATAAAAATATAAAATAGGCGCATCACAAGAAAAATGGGCGCACTTATGTTTTGTAGGGGAATTGTCAGTTTAAAACTTACATTTAAGATATGAAAAAAATAAAAATAAACAGAGTTAAACTTTACGACACCTATATGGAATGGGTAAACAAAGTTGCAGATGATATTCCAGAAAAAACACACTTTGATGTTGATGAAATAATTAATGCCATCAGTCGTATTTTAGAAGGGATACCTGAATTAATTCAAGAACTCCCAAACGAAATGGAAAGACATAAATGGTCACAAGATGTATGCAAGAGATGTTCACTAGAAAGAAACAAAATAATGAACTCAAAAGGATTCTATAATGTCTACTATTTAGTAAATAGAAAATGGACAAAAGAAAAGCCAATGTGTATACCTCAAATTCCCAAACAAGATGACTAAACAAGAGTACATAAACTATAAAAGAACTAACCAAATGAAAGTAATATACGAATACTACAAGGAGAAGTTTGACCATAAGAAACACAAACCATTTTTGCCTGAGCAAGAGTTTTACGTTTACATACAAATGAACAGAGATTTAAACGAAACTTACATAAAAGTAGCAAACTACTACGATTCATACTTCAACGTAGTTACCATTTTAGACGAAAAAGGTAACATAATTACTGCTTTCTAAAAATATTTTTTGGTGGTATCAAAAATTTTTCTATTTTTGTCCTGCTTAAACAAAGACATATGATTTCCAAAAAAAAAAATCATTTAAAATAACTGGGTAACTTCTGTTGCAAAATTATCTTCCGCTTTTCCATAAGCAAGATGTTTTTGTTTAAGCAACAACAGAAGCTACCCTTAACTTTTTTATTATGAAAAAAGATACTTTTTATTTTTCTCATGATTACAATGCTCATGATGATGTCAAAATCCTTTTTTTAAGACAAGAATTAGGGATGGAAGGTTATGGTATTTTTTGGTTTTTAATTGAAAAACTTGCAGATTCTGGTGGTATTTTACCATTAAATTTAACACCTGTTTTAGCTATGCAAATGCATACATCAGAAACGAAAGTTTTAGGTGTAATTAATCAGTATGGATTGTTTAATATTATTGAAAATGAATTTTTTAGTGAAAGACTTTTAGAGCATTTAAAAATAAGAAAACATTTATCAGATTCTGGTAAAAATGGTGCAGATAAAAGATGGGGTATTGATAGGGTGGCTAATGGGGGGGCTATTAGCATACCTAATGGGGACGGTAATGCAAAGGAAAGGAAAGGAAAGGAAAAGAAAGTAAAAGAAATAAAAGAAGAGTATAATACTTTTAAAGATACTGAAGATAACAAACATAATAAAAATTTAGAGAGTAGCTCCACGCCAGAAAGTTTGCTTGAAAATTCAAATTTATTTAGAAAGCCAAATATTCCAACATTTGAACAAGTGTATGAAGATTGTATTAGAAAGGGCGGCACAAAACAAATGGCTGAAAAATTTTTTGCAAAACACGAAGCATATGGTTGGATAACATCAAATGGTGCAATTACTAATTTTTCATACCTTTTAAGCAATTACATTGCAAGTTGGAAAGAAAATGAAGAAAAAAACAACTTAAAAGCACCAAAAAGCACTTATGTAGTTCAAACACCAAGAGAGGATTGGTAGTTAAATTTATTTTAACATAGCAAATTTAAAAGATAATTAGTTTTTGGATAGTATGTACCACTCAGAAAAAATAACGCACTAAATCGCCTTAAAATAACGAATACGATGATTACGATTTTTCAGAATATATTTTCAAAAGACCCACATTACATTTCTGTTGGGGAAGCGTTGACTAGAATTTCCCAAGGCAAAAGCAAACAAAGGGTAGAAGACATTAGGAGTCAACTAGACAAGGAGAAGTCAAATAAATTGAAAGCGAACTTGCCTTCAGTTTGTTTTTCGGGTAAGTTTGGGAAGAACCGAAAGGATGACGAACTTATAGAGCATAGTGGATTTTTAGTACTTGACTTTGATGATGTTTATGAACTTAGGGAAAAGCAGACAGAGATAATTAGCCATGATTTTGTATATGCTTGTTGGGTTAGTCCGTCTGGGAAGGGTTTAAAGGCACTCATAAAAATAGCAGATGGGACTAAGCATAGGGAGCATTTTTCTTCTTTGCAGGAGGTTTTCCCCGACATAGACAAATCAGGAGCTAACCCTTCAAGAGTGTGCTATGAGTCTTATGACCCTGAGATATACATAAACGAAACGGCTAAAGTTTTCAAAAAGACTAAAAAGACAGAAAAGATAGTTGAGCGTAAGGTTCAAGATACAGACGATTACCAAATATTTAAAAACTTATTAATTTGGATGTCAAATAAGGGTAACGCATTTGTGTCTGGGGAAAGGAACAATTTTATATTTATGTTAGCTTCTTCTTGTTGCAGGTTTGGTATAGATGAGCTTACTGCTGAAAATTTAATTTCTTCTGAGTTTTTAACTAATTCTGAATTTAGTAGTACGGAGTGTGTGAGAGCAATAAAGTCTGCTTACAGAGCAAATTCATCAAATTTTGGTTCTGCTAAGTTTGAAAAAGATGTATTAGTAGACAAGGTTACTAGAAAAGAGGTTGAGATTAACCAAGATATCTTTGATGAAAGCATAAGACCTCAAGATGTTATTTATGGTATTGATGTGAAAGAAAGGGCAATGGACTTATATAATCTTGGGTTTGCTAAGGTTAATGGAATTAATGTTCCCGATATTGACGATAAGTTTAAGCCAAAGAAGGGTGAGGTTACTTTATTGACGGGAATTGGTAACTATGGTAAGTCTTCCTTCAAGAGATGGTATCAAGTGTTTAGAACTGTTTTGTACGGGGAAAAGTTTGCTACATTTTCGCCAGAGGATAACCCACCAGAAGAATACTACCATGACCTTGCTGAGATTTTATTAGGATGCGATTGTACACCAAGAAATCCAAGAAGACCTAATATAGATGTTTATCAAAGAGCATATGATTTTGTAACTGAGCACTTCTTTTACATTTATCCTAAAAATTCAGAACCTACGCCTCAGTATATTAAGCAAGTTTTTTTAGAATTGATTATAAAGGAAAAGGTTGACGGATGTGACATTGACCCATTTAACCAAATGACAAATAACTACCAAGGGTTTGCAGGTAGAGATAAGTATCTTGAATTTGTGTTAACGGATTTCTCAAGATTTGCAGTTTTGAACGATGTGTTTTTTTGGATAGTAGCACATCCAACAAAACTTCCCAAACAACAAGACGGAAACTACCCATGCCCAGAAGTATTTGATGTTGCAGATGGTGCTATGTGGAACAATAAGATGGACAACATACTTGTTTATCACAGACCATTAGCACAAACAGACCCACAGAATCCCATGTGCGAATTTCACTCAAAGAAAATTAGAAGGCAGAAGACAGTAGGTAAAAAGGGTGCATCTTCTTTTGAAATGAATTTCCCAACAAGAAGGTACATTTTTTTAGGTGGCGACCCTTTGCAAAAAGCAGTCAATGAAAAGCAATTAGATTTTAATTACAAACAATCTAAGATAGAAATTCCCGAACAAAAACAATGGGTAGCTATTGATGATGAAATGCCATTTTAATTATGAAAAGATTTAACTCAAGTATTGTACAGAAGAAATGCAAGTGTTCTGCTGATTGTGAAAAGTATCCGACATTAGGGTATAAGGGGTATTTTATTCATCACTTCCCTGGCGAAATAAAAAAACAATACAGAAATCACAAATCTCAGTTAAGTAAGTTGTCAAGAGAATTGCACAAGGTATCAAAAGAAAATACTAAGAGTGATTACTTAAAGATTGCTGACATATTGTTTGGGAACTGGATAAAGAAGCGTGACTCAGATAGTAATAAAAATATTACCTGTGTATGTTGTGGGGGTACTTTTAATTTAAAAGAAAAAGAAGCATCTGGTAACTACGTAGTACAGTGTATGCACTTTGTTCCAAGGGGTGTGTATTCCCTGAGATACAACGAAATAAACTGTCATGCAGGGTGTTGCTATTGTAACCTAAGTATGCACCTAGAATCAAGTGGGTTAGCACACCAGAGATACAGAAGGTTTCTTGTTGATGCTGTTGGGGAAGAAGAGGTACAGCGAATGGAAGAGCAAAAAAGAGAAATAAACAAAATAACAGAAGCAGAATTAAAACAAATTATAGAACAACTAAAAACACAAAACAAATGAAACTAGAACAGAAATTTATTAAGCAATTAGAAACTTATTTAGATGAAGAATTTAATGATTACACAAAAAACAGAATTATTGGATATTTAAAAGAATATCGTGATTCTATTCCATTTGTTGTAATAAAGCCAGAGAAAGAAAAAAAAGAATATCAAAGAATTGAAGACAGAATGAGGGACAGAATGAGAAAGCGGTTTATTACACACGAAGAGTTGATTATAGAAGCAAAAATTTTATGTGAAGAATATGATGTTTCTATAAATGATTTTATTGTAAAAAGAAGCTCAAGGTCAAGAAATAATATAGGTGAATTAAGAAAAATATTTTGCAGTATAATTCATGAAAAATATTTATGTAGCAATATAATTTTGTCTGAATTTTTTAACGTACATCATTCTACTATTTCTCATTATTTGTATGGGAAAACAAGAATATCGCCAACCCCAAAAATTAAAAACTAATTGAAAAAAATAATAAAAGAAGCTATTGATATAATTTTAGGATTGCTAATAATTGCGACAATAGCTATATTGATTTTTTATTTTATTTGCATAAATTATTAATTCCCATACACATGAACGTATTAAGCCTTTTTGACGGAATGTCTTGTGGTCAACAAGCATTAGAAAGAGCAGGATTTAAAATAGATAATTATTTTGCATCAGAAATAGATAAGTATGCAATTCAGGTAACAATGGCTAATTATCCAAAAACAATACAGCTTGGTTCTGTTGTAGATATAGATGGGTGTGAATTACCTAAGATTGATTTATTGATTGGAGGAAGCCCTTGTCAATCATTTTCTTTTGCTGGGAAACGCAAAGGAATGTCTACAAAAGATGAACAAGAAATACTAACATTATCACATTATTTAGAATTAAAAAAAGAAGGGTACGAATTTGAGGGTCAGTCTTATTTATTTTGGGAATACATTAGGCTGCTAAATGAAACTAAACCTAAATATTTTTTACTTGAAAATGTAATGATGGGCGAAAAATGGGAAAAAATATTAAGTAAGGCAATAGGGGTAAATCCAATTGAAATAAACTCATCTTTAGTATCTGCTCAGAATCGTAGAAGATTATATTGGACTAATATTGGTATGCAAGCTGTTGGACTTTTTGGAGATATGGAATCTATTATTAAACAGCCAAAAGATAAAGGTATTTTATTAAAAGATATTTTAGAAAGCCAAGTTGACGAAAAATATTATTTAAGCGACAAAACAATTGCAACAATTACAAGACATAAAAATAAAATAATTGATGATAAAGAAAACCCACACAGAAGTGCAACTATTTACGCTAATTATTTTAAAATGGGTGGTAGAGACCAACAATATATAATTCATAATATTTTAGGTGGAGATTTTAGACACGATGAAGGATTTAGATGGCGAGAAAATGGCAAAAGTGGAACTTTATCAACAAGAGGAGCTACAGATAATTCATTATCTGGGATACCATTAGCAAAAATAAATTATAACAATAAAAGACTTAATGAAACACTATTGAATAATGAACTTACAGAGAATTGTTTAATTGATAGCTATAATCAATCTATACACAATGACAAATCAATAACTATTTCAACTAGAGTAAATGCATCATCTTGCACCCATGTTTATAAAAACTCAAAAATACGTAGATTAACTCCAATTGAATGCGAAAGACTTCAAACCGTTTCTGATAATTATACTAACCATGTTTCCGACAGCCAAAGGTATAAAATGCTAGGCAATGGATGGACGGTAGATGTTATATCGCATATATTTTCTTATTTAGATTTTCCCAAACAATAAAAAACAAAAAATGAAAGAACATTTTCAAGACAGCACATTCTCCTTAATCAAAGCATTGCACCACACAAAAATAGCCATGGATTATTTTGATGATGTAGCAAAAGGTTACGAATATGGAGCAAAGCAAATAATGCAAAATTATGCAGTAAGGTGCAAATGGATTTTAGACAATGTAAGACACAGATTGCCTCAGGAAGCCGTAAATGAAATAGATTTGGATATCAGAGATGCTTTGTTCTTGGATGCAATAGAAGACAAGGTTATTCACTTTAGTAATTCCCAAAAAGAAACGCTAGAGAATATAATTGATTTAATGGCTAAGGGGGAATTAATAGAAATAACAGATAACATAAACCCCCAATAAAAGGGGGTTTGTGTTTTTCATAGGTAAGCTATTGTTTATCATATTTTTTGGCATATAGCCAAATCTTTGTCAATACAACTGATATTATAAGCGAAACTATCATTTTCATTTCAATGCAAATATAAAAATATTTTTTCAAAAATAAAATATTTCTCCATTTCCCCCAACAAAAACCCACTACCATATATAAACATAGATAAACACTCCCAGCACTTCCCCCACATAAAAAACCTACTAAGCTAAATACATTAGCAATAACATACTAATAATGTTAGCATGGCTTAAATTTCCTCAATGC